TTTAGTATCAGACATTTTACCTACTTGTTATTTTTTAACATTTTTTGTAGTTCTGTTGTAGAACCAACAAACAATGCATTAGTTACATTCTTCGGCCCTTTGTCTGGTAATTCTTTCAACTTTTGCATCTTTAAGTGTAAATCACCAAGTTTCTCTGTGACCTCTGCAACATTTTTTATGAGTTGTCCAGCAACTTCATATGTTCTTGGGTGTTCACTTTCCCTTGCAAGGTCTAATATACCTTCTATTGCATCTTGTCCTTTTTCAACTAATGAATAAAAGTTTTGTCTTTGATATTCAAAATCATTACTTTCATTATTTGTTTTGACAACAGTTTTTGGTTTATCTTCAACCTTCATAATTTGTTCACCTATCAATGTTTCATCTAAAATATTATTAACTTTAGACATTAAATTATTCCATATACTTTTACTTCACCAAAAACATTATACCCAGTTGTGGAGTAATCCATATTACCACCACCGCCACCACCAGTAACTTTTATTTCAAAAGATATATCAGTAAAGGTTGTTGCTTTGTTTCCAATTATATTAATTCCGTGTTCGTAATAATTTGTGTTTGAACTTCCGTGCAACATTGCACTAGATATACAACTACCTTGAAAATCTGTATCTAACATATTCATAAAAGTACACTCTCCAGATGTTGTCATATCTTCATTACTAGTAAAGTTTTGAGCTATTACCATTAGGTCATCAGAATCACCATATACAACAGAGTGAGTAGAAGTATCTCCTCTACAATACATTAATGAATGTGCAACAGTTGATGATGTACCTTCTGATAATGTACCAGCGTTGCCTAATCTTACAATTAAACCAGAATTAGAAGCATTTGCTGAACTTTCTGTTTCTTTTACATTGAATATTACTTTATAGTTTCTGTATGTAGAAGTGAATATGTTTTGAAAGTGAAAAGGTTGTGTTGTTGCAGAACCAGAGGCAACAGTTTTTGTTTCTAGTAAAACTAGTCCACCAGCTGCACCAAATTCAAGTCCAGTTCCACCAGTATTTACTTTGACTGCTTGACCACTAGAACCTAAAGTATTAATGTTAAACAATCCAATTTTATCTACAAAAGTTTCGTCAAAAAGTATTCTGTCATTTGCATTTGTACTAGAATTATCTGTTCCATCTAATACTAAAAAATCACCTTTGTTTGCACCAGCACCATCTGTTCCATCTAATATAATTGAATCGTTCTGTAAACCTAGTCGTGTGTCTGCATCTATTTTTGCTTTTGATATACTATTACTTGCAATATCAACGGCCTGTATTGATGCATCTGCAATAGCTCTACTTGGTAATGTTCTTATTGGCACTTTATTCTCCTACTCTTATTTATTCATCACTACCAGTTTCTGGATTATAGTCTTTTGCATCTTGAAAGAAAGATGTTGTTTCATTGAATCCAAAGTTGTCGTCAAACTCAGCAGATACTGGTTCTGGTGTGACACTATATCTTTGTTCTCTCTTAGGTGATTTGTCTGGTAAATCTGTAAACTGGTCAACTTGAACTGATTTGATAACAGACTGTGAAGTAACAGGCCCATACAAATAAAATTTTGCAGTAAAAGATAATGTATAAATGATTGCTCGTCTTGTTGTGAAATCACCTTCATAATTATCTTCGTAATCTATACCAGTTAATACAATAGGAACATCTCTTTTTTGTTTCATATCTAAATTATCATTAACTGTAATTGTATATTCTGGTTGAAAGAAAGGTAATATTTGTTCTATGATTTGTAACGCATCATCACCACTTTTTGCCATAACAAATAATTGTAAATCAACATTATAAGGTACAGGCATATATTGTGTTTCTAATTTACCAGAACCTTTTGCACTTGTCTTTCTAATCTTTGTAACACGATTTAATTTTCTAGTTGTATCGTAAGAAAGTGTTTGTATTTCAAATGCAATTCTAGGTAAAGTAATCGCAGTTGTTTTACTAATACTTGCATCTTCTCTAATTCGTGTAAGAAACTTTTGTTTAGGCCCATATGCAAGTGGAACTTTCATAGATTGTGTAATATTACCAGAACTATTTTTTCTGACAATCTGTATATTATTAAAAATAGTACCGAATGATACTATGATTTTTCTAATCGTTTCGTGATAAAATTGTTGTCCTAACATTATGATTCCTTCCCAGCGTCACCAAATGGATTTGATTCACTAAAGTCTAATATTGTATTATCTAAGTTTTCAAAATCTTCAATCTGAGATTTTTCATCAATGGTATCTACATTATATTCTTCATTGATTAGATAATGATTTTCTTCTTTTATTTCAGTTATTGTTGCAGTAAACCCATTGTTTCTACTAGTAATAACTTCATCTTTTGCAAATGTTCCAGTTATATATTCAAAATGTAATGTGTTACTATTTATCAACCTTATATAAGCTTGTCCACCGTTTGCACCAGTGATAACTTCATCTTCTTCAAATGCACCAGTTTCGTCTTTGACTGTAATATAGAAAGTATCAGCAGTTTCAAGTAGTATAGAACTTGCACCAAACTGTGTTTCAGAAATTAGATTATCACCAGCATCAGAACCACTACCATCTGTTCTATCTAATAATAATAAATCATTGTCCTCTAATGCAATTTCTTCTGTATATGTTCCAGTTTGTTCTAATGTAAACTGGTAAGAAAGTGCATCTAAACTACTATCAGTTTCTATTTGGTCAATCGCACTTACACCAGTATCAATACCTTCACTACCATATTCAAACAATCTACATTTTAATTTATAAACTGGATTATTATCTAATTGAAAGAAAGGTTCATCGTGGTCAACAAAACTAATTTCAAACATTTTATTAATGATAGGATGAAAAACTAAATCACCCTCTAAAGGCCTATCTGCATCAGTAGATTCATCTTCATTTACAAGATATGCACTTTCACTTGTAGTTGTTCCGTCTTCTAATAATACTGCACCAAAAGTTTCAGTAGTACCAGATTCTAAAACAACTTGTTTTGTTATGTCTTGAAATCTTTCTTTACTTACGACAAAGGTAACTTCATCTTTGATATCTAATCCAAACTTTGATACTAATTCTTTTTCACCCTCAAGACCACCCTCTGCATTTTCTACATACATTTCTATAAGTTGTGATTCTGAAAAAGTTGATGATGTATCTTCACCAAATAAAGTATCTTCATTAACAAATGTTCTATTTACATAATAGACATCGTGTCCGTGAATCTGGATAGCTTCCTTAACTAAATTTTTATATAGGTCTCTCTCGGCAGATATAGAAGTCTTATTACTGTCGTGAAAAAATTTATTGACTGCCATAACTTATCCTACCATATAATTTACTGGTAACTCAAATCCTAGTTTCATTTCTTCTTCTAATTTAGTGATTTCATCTAACGCTTGTTGATAGATTGTTTCACCGTTCATAGTAACTCCACCTAACATTTGAACACCATTAAATTTTGATAGGTTAGCACCCCATTGTTTTTTAATTAATGCAGTTGCATATCTTTTTAAATACATATCATCAAACACATCTGTGTAAACTGTTGGGTCTAATTTTCTGTAACACTCAATTAAAAGAAAATCACCATTGTTGAAATCCTTTTCCATATCTGCGTGAATATATAATCTGTTTTGATGTTCTTTGAAATCTATTGGATATTCACCAGTAAGAATGTGGTCTAGAAAATCTAGATGCCTCATTGTCATTTCATAGTGAATAATTGAAGTTGAACTAAAATCATATAAATCATTTAATCTTAATTGATAACGAACATCAAATAAATTTTGAGTTAATTTATCTGTTACTGGATATACTTTTACAACTGCTAATACACTATCTGGAATAGGTATATAGTTTTCTTGTTGTAAAAAGTCTGCTGTAATTGAACTATCAACTTTATCGGTTGCTGTAACTGCACTCTCATTACTTCTCATTCTTGCAATTTCAGCAGTTGTAAGTTGATGTTTTAGATATACTCTTTCAATACCATCATAATGGTATTTTGAAAAATATTGTAAAGCTTCATCTACTCTATCATCTATTTGGTCATCAGATACATTGATATCAATGACACCTTTACCTAATGCTCTTAAACAATATTCTTTAAATGTTGACTTTGAAGTAGGTACTGCCATAACTAATCCTTTTATTATTATTTATAATA